CTCTACGCCGACCCGCCCTACTGGGAGACGGAGCTCGGCGAGTGGGCCGGCCGCTGGGGCAAGGAGCGGGTGGTCGCGACGTGGACGAACCGGTGGGCGTGGATGGCCAAGGCCGTCGGCGCGTTCTCGGCCGCGATCGGCAAGGGCGACATCAGCCACTCGGGCGACGGCGACTACGCCCGCCACATCGGCAACGCGCACCGGTTCACGCTCGGGATCCGCGATGAGGAGGGCCGGCCCATGTGGGTCATCACCAAGGAGCGGCCCGAGAGCCGGAGCCACATCGACCTGGGCGTCTCGGGCATCCTCTCCTGGCAGGCCCGCCTGGACGCGCTCGCCCTCGGCTTCGGCCGCGAGCGCCAGTGGGCCGTCGCGTGAGCGCGATCCGCGCCTGGGTCGCCCGCCACGTCCCGCAGCTGATCGCCGCCTCGGTGCCCATGGGGCTCGCCGCGGGCCTCGGCGCGGCGTTCGTCGCGGGGCCGATCGCCGGCATCGCCGCAGGCGCCGCCGTGGCCAGCCTGCCCCTCGCCGCGATGCGCTGGGGCAGCCGCCAGGGTGCGCCGTACATCCTCGGCGGCACGCGGCTCGACTACGCCTCGATGGTCGGCGACCCGTCGCGCAACTCGATCGTCGTCGCGGTCGTGGGGTGGATCGCGCGCAACTTCCCGGAGGCCCCGGTGCGCGTCGCGCGCGTCCTGCCCGACGGCGGTCGCGAGTACATTCCGCGCGGAATGACGGGCCCGGGCGCGATGCTCCGGCTCCTCGAGCGGCCCAACCTGTACATGTCCGGCGTGCTCATGTGGAAGGCCGTCATCACCGACCTCTACTGCACGGGCAACGCCTACATCGTCAAGGTCCGGAACGCCTCCGGGCGAGTCGTCGAGCTGTGGTGGGTCCCGAAGGCCCTCATGCGCCCGGGCTGGCCGGCGGACGGGTCCGTGTTCATCGGCTGGTACGAGTACCGCCCGGGCGACGGGCTGGTCTACGCGCTCCGCGAGCAGGACGTCATCCACCTCCGCGACGGGATCGACCCGTCGAACACGCGCCTCGGCCTCTCACAGCTCGCGAGCCTGATGCGGGAGATCTACACCGACGACGAGGCGGCCAACTTCAGCGCCTCCCTGGTGCGCAACATGGGCGTCCCCGGCGTCGTGATCTCGCCGTCCAACACCGTGGCGTTCAGCGACATCGACCCCGAGGCGACCAAGCGCGCGTTCATGAGCAAGTTCGGCGGGGACAGCAAGGGCGAGCCGCTCGTCCTGACCGAGCCGACCGACGTCAAGGTCCTCTCCTTCAACCCGCAGCAGATGGACCTCAAGGCCCTGCGGCGCGTGCCCGAGGAGCGCATCAGCGGCGTGCTCGGCATCGCCGCGTCGGTCGCCGGGCTCGGCGCCGGCCTCGAGCACAACACCTTCACCAACTACGGCGAGGCGCGCAAGGCGGCCTACGAGGAGTCGGTGATCCCCGAGCAGCGCCTCGTGAGCGGCGAGATCTGCGTGCAGCTGCTGCCCGACTTCGCCGACACCGAGGCAAACGAGTACGAGGTCGACTTCGACCTCCGGAACGTCCGCGCGCTCCAGGAGAACGTCGACGCCGTCTGGAGCCGCAGCCGCTCGGCCGCGTCGGCCGGCCTCATCACGCGCGCATCGTTCAAGCGCTTCGTCGGCGAGCCGGTCGCGGCCGACGGGTCCGACGACGTCTACGTCTTCCCGTCCAACTACACCGTCTCCGCCCCTGGCCGTCAGGGGGTAATGACCCCTGACGGCCGATCCCTCCCCCCACCAGGCAGAGCGGCCGCCACCGGCCCCAGCGAAGGAGTCGCGGCATGAGCCAGCCGAAGTACCAGCACGTGCTCCAGGCCGTCTACGGCCGCCCCCTCGCGATCGAGGAGGCCTTCCTGACCGAGGTCCTCCTGCCGATCGTGGACCTCCGCGCCGCCGGCCTGCGCTGGACCGAGGAGGAGATCGAGGCGCGCCTGGACGCGGCCCGGTCCGCCGGCGGGCAGGGCGACCGGCGGGACGGCATCCTGGCCGCGGCCGGGCAGGGCTGGGGCGCCGGCGGCTCGTCGCCATGGGTGATCCCGGTCCTGGGCGTGATCTCGCGGCGGCAGGGCCTCATGAGCGCCTCGGGCGGCACGTCCGTCGAGGCGGTCACCGCCGCGTTCCGGGAGGCGATGAGCAGCGACGCCTGCAGCGGCGTCATCCTCGCGGTGGACTCGCCCGGCGGATCCGTCGACGGGGTCGACGAGCTCGCGGCGGAGATCCGCGCGGCGCGGGGCCAGAAGCCGATCGTCGCGGTCGCGGACGCCCACGCCCACAGCGCGGCGTACTGGATCGCGTCGGCGGCGCAGGAGCTCGTCTGCACGCCGTCGGGCATGGTCGGGTCGGTCGGCGTGATCTTCGCCCACCGGGACCTGTCCAAGGCGGCGGAGCTCGCGGGCGAGAAGACGACGCTCATCACCGCCGGGCGGTTCAAGGGCGAGGGCCACCCGTCGGCGCCGCTCACCGAGGAGGCCGCCGGCCACTTCCAGGCACAGGCCGACGAGTACTACCGGATGTTCACCCACGCCGTCGCCCGCGGGCGCGGGGTGTCGATGGACACCGTCCGGAGCAGCTACGGCGAGGGCCGCTCGGTCATGGCCAGGGACGCCCTCGCGGCGGGCATGGTCGACCGGATCGACACCCTCGACAACACGATCCGCCGCGTCGCGCGCGGGGCCGTGCCGGCCGCCGGCCTGGCCCCCGACACGACCGGCGACGCGGCCTCGGCATCCGGGCCGCACCACGATCCCGAGGCGGCATCCGCCGGGGTCGCGGAGGTCGTCGCCGCGGCGGCGAGGCACGCCGCCGCACGCGCGACGGAGGGCCGCGCGCTCTCCGCCGCGGACCGGGAGCGCCTCGAGGCGGCCCGGGACCTCGCCGGCGAGCTGCTGGCGGCCTCGGCCGCCGGACCGTCCGGCCCCAGGCGCAGCGCCGCCCCGCCCATCGACCTCGCGGCCGAGGCGGTCCGGCGCGGCTACCACATCCCGCAGCAGGCATAGGGAGACAGCACCGATGGGCAAGTACGAAGCGATCCGCGAGGATGCCCTCGCCAAGCTCATGGAGGCCCAGGCCCTCGTCCACGACGACGAGGTGTCCGCCGAGGACAAGCCGCGGTTCGACGGCCTGTTCGCCGAGTTCAAGGCGATCGACGACCGCGCGAACAAGGCGAAGGGCGAGGCCGACCAGGTCGAGACGATCGCCGAGCGCCTGAGCTACTACGGCTCGAGCGCCGCCGGCCGCCCGATCCCGTTCCGCAGCGTGACCGTCGACCGCCAGGCGGGCATGTCGCTGGGCCAGGCGTTCGTCGCGTCCGACGAGTACGCGGGGCTCCAGAAGTCCGGCGCCCTCCAGAGCAACGACCGGTCGTTCCGGACCGGCCAGTTCTCGGCCGCGGCGGGCGACGTCATCGGCTCGACGTCCGGCCAGCCGGGCGCCGCGCTCGTGGTCCCGGACTACCGGTCCGGCATCATCGCGCTGCCGCAGCGCCCGCTCATGGTCCGCGACCTGTTCGGGCAGGACACGACCACGAGCGACACGATCAGCTACGCGCAGCAGACGGGCTTCGACTCCGCGGCCGCCGCGGTCGCGCAGGCGACCTCGCTGGCCACCGGCGCCAAGCCGCAGTCCAGCATCGCCTGGCAGCGCAAGACGGCGACGGTCGAGACGATCGGCACCTGGATGGCGGCCACCCGCCAGCAGCTCGCAGACGCCGGCCAGACCCGGAGCCTGGTCGACAACCAGCTCCAGCTGATGGTCGACCTCGAGGTCGAACCTGCTGGGCCTCCTCGACGCCGGCATGACCGGCCTCCAGACGCTCGACGTCTCCGCCGTCTCGGGCGACCACCCGAACATCGCCGCCGTCCGGACGGCGATCAAGATGGTCCGCACGGGCCTCTCCCGCACGACCGCCGACGCCGTGCTGGTCAACCCGACGGACTCCGCCGAGTTCGACCTCACGCTCGACGGCAACAAGCGCTACATGGCCGGCAATCCGTTCGACGGCCAGGCCGGCGACGGCGCCGCCCCGATCTGGCGCAAGCGGCGCGTCGAGTCCGAGGCGATCGATGCGGGCACGGCCCTCGTCGGCGCCTTCCGGGTCGGCGCCACCGTCCTCGAGCGCCAGGCGGTGACGATCATCGCCGCCGACCAGCACGCGGACTTCGCGATCCGCGGCCTCGTCGCGATCATCGGGGAGACCCGCCTGGGCTTCCCGGTGTACTTCCCGTCCGCCTTCGTGAAGGTCACCCTGCACGC